CTGCGCACCGGCACGGCTGACAATGACATCAACCCGGTCAAGTCTATGGGCTTGCTGGCTGAAGGTCAAGGCAATCTGTCGCGCATCACGTCTACCACCGCTTGGTGGATCCAGACTGATGCACAGGATGGCCTGAAGCTGTTGATGCGTCGGGGCTTGGAGAAGTCTATGGAAGGCGACTTTGAAACTGACTCCATGCGCTACAAAGCCACTGAGCGTTACACGGTGGGTTGGACTGACCCACGCGGTTTGTACGGCACCGCTGGAGTCTAAGACTACGGCTTTAACCCTCAACTCACAAGGTTGGGGGTTATGGAGGTAGTTTTAATGCGTCTGACAGCTTAGCCTCAAGCTGACGACATGCAGACAGACGCATCACTTGCATGTAAGGAAATATCATGGCATCAACGACCTTTTCGGGACCAGTAACCTCCACCAATGGCTTTATCGGCGCTTTGACCGGCAACGTCACTGGCAACATTGCTGGCACAGGTAGAATCACCCACACGCCAACGGCAATCAATGCTACTGCAACCGCTACAGCAGCACAGGTAGCAACCGGCTACATCACCTCCACCTCTGCTGCTGCAACCGCCATCACGCTACCTACAGGCACGTTGCTTGGCGCAGCCCTCGGTGCAACACAAGGCACTGTGTTTGATCTGTACATTGACAACACTGCCGGTGCGTCAACTGTAACTATAGTTGTAGCTACAAACGGCATCTTGTCTACCGGCGCTGCTGACACCCCCGGTAGTTTTGGTGACCTGACGATTGCTGCTGGTGTAACAGGCTTGGCTCGGTTCACGCTGATGTTCTCCAGCGCAACGGCTTATGTGTTTACCCGTACAGCCTAATCAGAGAATGACATGGCTGATGCAGTAGCTTCACAAATTCTACTTGACGGTGAACGGCTGTTCATCGCCAAATTTACAAACATTTCCGATGGCACGGGTGAGACCGGCGTTGTGAAAATTGATGTTTCTACTCTTGCGCCAAATGCATTTAATTTGGCTTGCAATGGCGTGAAAATCAACAAGATCTGGTCTACTACTCACGGCATGGAAGTACGCATCCTTTGGGATGCAACAACCGACGTGTTTGCGTGGATGATTCCTCAGAATACGAACTACCTGCTAGACTTTTCGTCTTTTGGTGGCTTGCAAAACAATGGTGGTGCAGGAGTCACCGGCGATGTGTTGTTTACCACTGCTGATGCGTCATCTGGTGACATGTACACCATTGTTCTTGAGTGTATTAAAACCTACGCCACCGCGTAAAAGGAAATAACATGGGCTGCACTTACGTTAAAGAGTTTAGTTTTGGCGGCAAGGTTACACCCGCAGCTGCTGTGCATAAGCATGAGAAAGCCTTGCACCCTGGCAAACCCATGACCAAGATGGCCAAGGGTGGCAAGGTGATGGAGAAAGCTACAGGGGAAACCTACCCAAGCCGCAAAGCCATGATGATGCATGAGAAGGAGGAAACTCCTAGGATGCAACGCGAAGAGATCATGCAAAAGTCTAGTATGCGTGCACCTCGTCGTGCAATGCCTGTGGCTCCAATAAACCCGCTCATTCCGATGAACAAAGGCGGTGCAATGCACAAAATGCCTGACGGCAAAATGATGAAGAACTCTGCCATGAAAAAAGGCGGCATGGCTAAAAATCCAAATTGCTAAATGCCTTCTTCATCAAAAGCTCAACACAACTTTATGGAGGCAATAGCTCACAGTCCGAGCTTTGCCAAAAAAGTTGGTGTCCCGCAGTCCGTAGGTAAAGACTTTTCTAACGCCGATAAAGGCAAAACTTTTAAAAGAGGTGGCGGTATGGCTACTAAAATTTCTCCTTTTATGGGTAAAGAAAGCAAAGCTGAAGAAGCTAAAGAAATGAAAATCAAGGCCAAGAGCCCTGCCATGTACATGAAAGGCGAAAAAGCCGAAGGGATTCATGGCAAATCTGGGATGGAAAATCCAGGCAACTATGCTCGTGGCGGTGCGTCCAAAAAGACACCGATGAAAAAAGGCGGCATGACAAGGCCAAATTGCTGATTTGAGTTTATAATTTAGTCTTCCGGGCGTGCTGAAACAGCGGCCACTTGACCCCAACCCGGAGCTAGCATGGCGTTTTCTGGCAATGTAAGCGGCACAACATTCAATGCGTTGAAGGTAGTTGACCATGCCTTTAGGCGTTGCCGTTTGCCTGCGCAGGCCATTACTGCTGAGATGCAGACCTATGCACTAGAGTCTCTCTACTTGCAGTTGTCAGACATGGCAAATGTCAAGACTCCGAGTTGGTGTATTGAAAAACTTATCCTGCCGTTTTACGAAAACCAGCCCCTCATTCCGTTGCCCGTTGGTACGATTGAGGTGCTTAATGCCAACTACCGAGTCATTCAGCCGGTAACTGGCACCACCGTAACGGCTAGCACTTCTTACACTGTAAATTTTAGCTCAGCCACGGTGGTAGACACAATTGGCATTGAATGGTCTGGCACCTCGGTCAATGTCACGTTCCAAGTCTCAACAACGGGCACAACGTGGGTTACAGTAGGTAGCTCATCGGTAACCGCCGCTGCTGGTGATATAGTTTGGACAGACATCTCCGGAGCTCTTGCGTACCAGTACTTCAGGATCACCTCGGCTAGTCCAATCCTTTATACGGCGATCACGCTGGGCAACATGCCGCAAGAAATACCTTTTGGCGTGTTGAATCGAGATACTTACGTTGCTCAGTCAAACAAAGTCTTCCCTGGTCGTCCCAATAGCTACTGGTTTCAGCGGGACATTCCAAAGCCTGTGATGCACATTTGGCCTGCTCCTTTTGCCGGCGCTGAGCAAGCCCAACTCATTGTTTGGCGGCATCGCCACATCATGGACACTGAAAACCTACAGCAAGACGTTGAGGTGCCTCAGCGCTGGTTGGAAGCCATTGTGAATGGCCTAGCTGCCAAAATGGCCGCAGAGACGGCTCAAGTGGATCTCAATTTGATTCCAATACTTGAGCAAAAATACATGGCATCCCGTCAAACCGCTTGGGATGGTGACAATGATGGCTCGCCAATCTTCATTCAGCCAGCTATTGGTGCATACACCAAATGATATACCTTGACGTTTCTGGCCAGTCTACTTATGGCATTGCCATTTGTGGGCGCTGCTCACGCAAGTTTTTGCTTGCTGAACTCGCGCCAGATCCAAACTCGCCGGGGCTTATGGTCTGCAAAGAAGACCTAGATGACTATGACCCGTATCGACTTGCACCTCGCGCACCTGACCAGATCGTGCTGCCTTTCACCCGCCCTGACACTCCTATCAATACCCACCCAGCAGGTTTGATACAGGAAGCAGGTGACGAATTCATCATTACCGAAGACGGCGACGGCTACTTGGAGTTCTAAATGTCTGACGTCCCAAGCAACCTAATACCCACGCGAATTACGCAGCTGCCAACAGCTCCTGTGGCTGACGAAAACAGCCTGATGATGATTGTTTATCAAGGCAATAATTACCAGATTCGTGTTGGTGATTTGCTCAATGTGGCAGGAGTCCCACTAAGCAGGCAAGTGATTGCTGGTACGGGTCTGACAGGCGGCGGTGCGCTCTCTAGCAACGTGACGCTTAGCGTTGCTGTTGGTGGGATTGGTGGCACTCAGCTTAACTCAACTGGCGTAACTCCCGGTGTTTACGGTAACTCCACGAACATCCCGGTTTTTACCGTTGACACGAATGGCCGCGTGTCTGCAGCAACTACCATTCAAGCTGCCGTCCCATCGGTCACAGGAACCCCAGACCAAATTGCCATTTCAGCAGGGCCAACGGTTGCCATAGCTAGCAACCCAGTTCTGCCGGGTAGTGGCGGTGTTGTTGTGCCAGCGGGAACAACAGGACAACGTGGGTCGTCCACGTTAGGCAACATCCGCTACAACTCAACAACAGGCTTGTTTGAGGGCTACAACGGCACTTGGACTGCATTCGCATCAGGTTCTGGCGTTACTTCTATTTCCACTGGAACTGGCCTTACGGGTGGTCCAATTACTTCCACCGGGACAATCTCTCTTGCTGATACGGCAGTGACGCCGGGTGCCTACACCAATGCAAATGTGACGGTTGACCAGCAGGGTCGAATCACCTTGGCTTCAAGTGGCGCAGCGGGTGGTGTAACAACATTTAGTGCCGGTACAACAGGGTTCACGCCAAGCACTGCAACATCAGGCGCAATCACTTTAGCCGGTACTTTGGCAGTAGCTAATGGCGGTACAAACATTACGAGCTATGCTATTGGTGACATCATCTACGCCAGCACAACGGGTGTATTGTCCAAACTTGCTGACATAGCCACAGGTAATGCATTGATTACAGGCGGCGTTGGTGTTGCGCCAAGCTACGGGAAAATTGGACTTACCACACACGTTTCTGGCAACCTACCGGTTACCAATTTAAACAGTGGAACCGGTGCAACTTCCTCCACATTTTGGCGTGGTGATGGGACTTGGGCGGCGGCTGGTACAGGCTCCGTTACCAGTGTTGCCCAGTCATTCACGGGCGGCATCATCTCGGTTGCTGGCTCACCGATCACGACCAGTGGCACTTTGGCCTTGACTGTTGCCGGGACAAGCGGCGGCGTACCCTACTTCACAAGCACAAGTACTTGGGCAACCTCGGCGGCTCTTGCGGCCAATGCCTTAGTTATTGGTGGCGGTGCCGGAGCGGCTCCTGCAACCACCACAACAGGTACTGGCGTTGTGACGGCTCTAGGGGTCAATACAGGCACTGCTGGGGCATTCGTAGTCAATGGCGGCGCTTTGGGTACGCCGAGCAGCGGTACGTTGACTAGCGCAACGGGCTTGCCACTAACCACTGGAGTCATAGTCACATTGCCCATTGCAAACGGCGGCACTAACTCAACTGCTACGGCAACCGCCGGTGGTGCAGGGTATGGGACTGGAACTGCTCATGCATACACTGCAGCAGGTACAGCAGGCCAGGTATTAACATCAGCGGGTGCAAGTGCTCCCGTGTGGGCAGGAATCTCAGGAGGTACTTTCTAATGGCACAAACAGGCTATACCCCAATATCGCTGTACTACAGCACGACAGCTTCTGCGGCTCCAACTTCTGGCAATCTTGTTGCTGGTGAGCTAGCGCTCAATACGCTTGATGAAAAGTTGTACTTTAAGAATAGTGCCGGTACTGTAAAACTGCTTGCAAGTAACGCTGCTGCAACTAGCGGGGCCACCAAGGGTCAGGCTATCGCTTTCTCAATGATCTTCGGTCTCTAAGGAACCATTATGGCAAACCCAAACATAGTCAACGTCACAAGCATTCTTGGGACAACAACGTACTACACCCCCACAGGTACAACTGCTGTAGTGCTTGTACCTAACGCCGCATCCAGCGGCACGGTGTTTAAGATCAATCAGATTGTTGTGGCAAACACTACAGCGTCTGCGGCAAACGCAACGGTGGCGGTGTACTCAAACGGTGCTGTAGCCCAAGGTTCTGCCCCTGCTGGCGGCACGGCTTACCCTATCGTGTCAGCAGTGTCTGTGCCTGCCAATGCCTCGCTGATTGCTGTTGACAAGACCACCGCTGTCTATCTGATGGAAGGCAACTCCATCTCCATCACTTCCGGTACGGCAAGCGCGTTGACCTACACCATCAGCTACGAAGTTATAACTTAAACGGGTAGCACCATGAGTATGCGCTATCAAGCGGGTATTGTTTTGCCGGGGTACAACGCCCTGAAAGTTGCCAACGCCCCTACGATTGGTACGGCTACGGGCGGTAATGCTTCCGCGTCTGTGACCTTTACCGCGCCTGCTGATGTTGGTGGTGGGGCTATTACTGGGTACTCAGTTGTTTCAACTCCGGGCGGTTTTATTGGCACTGGCGCATCTTCTCCTATTACAGTAAGTGGTTTAACCAACGGCACGGCATACACATTCAAAGTGTTTGCAACTAACGCCTATGGCCCAAGCCCACTAAGTGCAGCAAGTAATAGCGCAACACCGGCAATGCAACCGGGGGATGCATACCAAGGTGGATACTACGCAGGGCAAATATCAACCGCAGGGAACGGTGTTGCTGACTACAACCTTGTGGTTGGGCCTGTCGCTTCTGCACAAAACGCAAGTGTGCAATTTAAAATAGTAAACACAAACGACTCAGGTGCAACTTCTGTTATTAACGGCCCAGCCAATAGCGCAGCAATGAATGATGTAACTCATCCTGCGGCTCAATTTTGTGAAGCTGTTAGCACTGGTGGTTTTACTGATTGGTATATGCCTGCCAGAAACGAACTAGATGTCTGTTATTTTAATTTAAAACCTTCTACAACAAGCAATAATACGTCTTCAGGAATAAACGCCAACGCAGTCCCAGCAAGGGCTAGTAACTATACGAGTGGCACACCGGCCCAGACCTCGGCAGCGGTATTCAAAAGCGGAGGCTCAGAGGCGTTTGATGCTGGCCTTTACTGGTCAAGTACTCAGGCTACTTTAACGGGCGCATGGATGTCCGCATTTAATACCGGCAATCAGCTTAACTACGATAAGAACACTGCGTACAGTGTCCGAGCCATCCGCAGAGTAGCAGTCTAAGGAAACGTATGCCTAATTTTTCTGGAATCTGGACAGTCACTCAGCAGATGCAAGCTAAGGGTCAAAGCATTTGGCCTAGTCCACCATTGGTTATTGGTGACGCATATCAGGGCGGATTTTATGCAGGTCAAATATCAACGGCAGGTAATGGCATTGCTGATTTTAATTTAGTGGTTGGCCCGATAGCCTCTGCACAAAACCGTCTACAGTGGAAAACTTCAAATACTGGGGGCGACCCTACTTCAGTTATAAATGGCCCCGCTAATAGTGCGGCAATGAACAGCGCAACATATCCTGCGGCGCAGTTTTGCGAGGGTCTTACTATTGGTGGGTATTCCGACTGGTATTTTCCCGCTAAAAACGAACTTGAAGTTTGTTACTACAACCTTAAACCCGCAACATATAGCAATAATACATCTTCTGGGACAAACACAAACGCAGTTCCCAGTAGAGGTAGTAACTACACGTCTGGCGTACCGGCTCAAACGTCGGCGGCGGCGTTCCAAACGGGTGGGGGAGAAGACTTTTTTGAGGTTTTTTACTGGTCTAGTACAGAGGCAAATTCTGTATCCCCTTGGTTTCAGTACTTTACAGCCGGATTCCAAAGCAGTAGCTTTAGATATAAAAACGAAACAGGATATGTTCGTGCAGTCCGCAGAGTTGCAGTCTAAGGAACAACCATGAGTATCAAACAGTTCCCCGGCGGCATTGTCACCAAGAACCCAACAGCCCCGACAACCTCGTCAGCTAAAGGTATCTGGACGCTTGACCAAGCAACAAACTATGTGAAGCAAGGCATCTGGCCTCGTATACCCGGTGCGCCTACAATTGGGACTGCTACTGCTGGGCTAGGTTCTGCAACAGTGACATACACTGCGCCTACAGACCTTGGTACGGGGACTGTTACGTACACTGCAACGTCAACTCCCGGTGGCATTACTGGGACAGGCGCATCCCCTATTACGATTAGCGGTTTAAGCGGCGGCACGGCTTACACCTTTAAAGTTACCGCTGCTACACCGGGCGGTACAGGGCCAGCAAGTGCGGCATCAAATAGCGTAACTCCTTTGGCTATTGGTGATGCTTATGGCGGCGGCTATTTTGCAGGTCAAATTTCTACAGCGGGGAACAGTGTGGCTGACTACAACCTTGTCGTTGGGCCAGTGGCTTCTGCACAAAACAATAAAAAATGGAAAACTTCACAAACCGGCGGTGATCCAACTTCAGTTATTAACGGCCCAGCTAATAGCGCAACAATGAATAGCGCTACATACCCCGCTGCACAGTTCTGTGAAGGTTTAACTATTGGCGGTTATTCTGATTGGTATTTGCCAGCTATGAATGAATTAGAAGTTTGTTACTTTAATTTAAAACCATATACAACAAATAACAGCCCAACATCTGGAATAAATGCAAATGCCGTTCCTGCTAGAGCAAGTAATTATACTTCTGGAAATCCAGCACAAACTGCTGCCGCTGCATTTATAACGGGTACTGGAGCAGAAGCGTTTTCGGGTACTAGTTACTGGAATAGTACCGAGAAATCGGCAAGATACGGTAGGCTTCAGAGCTTCTATCAAGGAACACAAAGTTATAACTACAAAGACAGTTCTCTTTATTTCCGCGCCATTCGCAGAGTTGCAGTTTAATTTTAAAGGAGCACCCCTATGTACATTTGCATTACCGAAGTAGACGCAGTAACCAAAATAGTCTGCACAGCTGAACCCCAGCGCACAGGCCCATCAATGCCTGCCGTCAAGGGCTATAAACATATCTGGCACGACCAATCAACTTGGCCTGTAGCAACAGCGTCTGATGGCACATACCTCCGTGCGCCAAGATACTACGGTACTTGCGATGACGATGCTGACACGACCATTGCTGGCGTTCTGCAAGTCTTGACCGAGGCAGAGTACACCACCCTCAGAACCGCAGAACACGAAGCCCGTAAGCCCTATCCGTCGTGGATTGGCTACTTGGACACAATGACTTGGGCTGCACCTGTAGCAAGACCCGCAGATGCCGTTATGAACGGCGGGAATGTTCGGTATCAATGGGACGAGGCCACGATTAGCTGGATTCCACAGGCATGAAAGAGTTCTTCTTCATCTCTGGTTTGCCACGGTCAGGCTCGACCCTGCTCTCGGCTATTCTGCGTCAGAACCCTGAGTTCTACGCTGACATCTCATCCCCCGTACAAGGCTTGGTCACATCGACCATCAACGTCATCACGGGCAGTGAGAGCAACCACCTGATAGATGAAGACAGGCGCAAGCAGATACTCAAAGACGTATTTGAGGCTTACTACAAAGCCGTCACGCCGAACACGGTGTTTGACACCAGCCGGGGCTGGACAGCTAAGACATCGCTTCTCAAAGACCTCTACCCCCAGACCAAGATTATCTGCTGTGTGCGTGACTTGCCGTGGATTCTGGACAGCTTTGAGCGTATCTCGGCTAAGAACTCTTTGTATGGTGCGGCACTAACAGACGATGAAGCTAGGCAGACAGTCACAACCCGGTGCGATGCCCTGATGGATGTGAAGAAAGAGGGCCAAGTGGTCAAGCCCTACTACTTCTTGGAAGAGGGTCTACTGCTGAACCCCGACATGATCATGCTGGTGGAGTACGAATCTCTGTGCAAGAAACCTGAGAGCGTGATGCGGGAGTTGTACCAGTTCATTGGTAAGCAATACTTTGACCACGACTTTAAAAACGTGGAGTACGAGAATGAAGTGTTTGATAAGGCGCTGAACATGAAGAGCCTACACACGGTACGCAAAGAGGTAACATGGCAAGAACGCTCGTCCATCCTGCCTAAGTCAGTGTGGGAAAAGTACGCTGGTAAAGACTTCTGGCGCAAGCCAGCACCGGAGTTTGCGGTCAAACAACTGTACAAAGTCAAATGAAAAAAATCCTGATCATGGGTCTGCCGGGTAGCGGCAAAACGACGCTTGCTACCGCACTGAAGAAGTATCTTGAGTGCAACTCGGATGTGAAGCATATGCC